GCTTGCAACGTTACGTTGCAAGCGCCCCAGCAATAGACGGGGCAATCTTTTCAAGGCCAGACTTAACCGTGGCTTGCTGCTGCGCCCCGAATACAGGGACGCCGTTTACAAAGTTGATCGTGTAGCGGGTAGATCCAGGGCCAGCAAATGTACCACCCCACGTCGATCCGCCGCCGCTAATGTCTGCAAACGCATACTCTGGGGGGATTTCTTGCCCCGTCCTAGTATTAATCAACGCTTGACGATCTGGCCCAGGCCCAAAGATTTGGTTTTCGCCATCACCGCCGATAACCTGCAAATCCCCAGGAACAGTCCCAATTGCAAGATCCTTGATCGAAAACACTCCGGCTTTCTCAAGCCGTTCTGCCATGTTTTGTATGACTTCCTCGGTATCAATACCAGGACGCCACACTTGGTCAAACACGCCAGCTTTTTTCAGCCCTTCTTGCTGTTGTCTAATTTCTTCGGCAATCGTTTCGCGCAACGGTTTATTACTTACGCCTTGCATAGGCAAGCCAGTAACTTGCGGGCTTGCAGCCATAGTAGTCACAGGCGTTGTCTGGCCTGGGTAAACGCCAGCCGACATAGCGTAAGCAGGGCCAAGAGCAGGGCCGAACGTATCTAATACATCTTGATACGTCCATGTACTATCAGGGAAACCTAGTTTTACAGCCATGATTAGCCTCCCATCGACCGCTCAACAGTCGCCAGATTCGCCGCAGCCTGGGCAGGAGTTACGCCATACGAGTTAGTGCCGCCGCCAAACTGGCCCCTTAGGAAGTCAAACAAAGCAGTCCCGGCCCCACCTAATTGACTAAGCGCACCCTTCAACGGGCTATTAGGGTCGGACAGTAACGTACTTCCAGCCAACGCAACCCCCAAGCCTTCCAACAGCTTGTTAGGCTCGTAAGTAGTGGTAACTTGTTGCCCAGCAGGAGCGCCGTAAACAGACGATAGATAAGACTGCAAGTTAGCGAAAGGAGCCATCTGTTGTTGTTGGAATGCCGCCATATCCGCAGCGATCCTAGCCTGGTCATAAGACTCAGCAGCCTGCCCGGCGGCAAGCAATCTCTGGATGTCTTGGTACTCGGTTTGAGCCATTGCAGGCGCTGCTTGAGATGCTGCTTCTTGTCTTGCCCGCTCGGACTCGTAACCCCTAAACGCCAGCGTCCCACCAATGTTGGACAACTGCTCGGCAAGCTGTTCCGTCGCTCTAGCCTGCAACTGCTGCATCGCTCCAGACCCGTATCGCCCAGCTCTAGATGCTTGAGACGATAGGTTAGCCATAGCATCTTGGAATGACTGCTGCACAGGTTGTGCAGCCGCTTGGAAAGCCCCCTGAAAAAACGGGTTCATCCCAAGATACTCACCACCAATGGTTTGTTGCTGCTGCTGAAGCGCAGCCTGGGCCAATGGCGATCCAGCCGTTGCACGCTGCTGAGCAAGTTGTAGCGCTTGTTGCGTAGCCTGAGACGGGGCAACATACATTTCCCCTGTATAAGGCTGGATAGGCGAGGTTTGATAAAGCCTCTGTGCTTCTTGCAGACCCTGAGTGATAAACGGCTGTACCGTTGCCCCAGGCGCGGAACTCGTAACAGATGATTGTGGGCCACTCATATCACACCTCACACGCCCATTGAATAGGCTTGAATCCAAACTCAGGAGCAACCTTTTCCCACCCAGGGCGCAGGCTGCTAAATGTCAATCGTTTTACCTTGGCTTCTGTGGCGATCTCTTTCGCCAACTCCATCGCCCCATCCAAACTCCACTCAGCCCAACCCGCCCACATGTGCAGACCTTCTTTATTCGGCTGCATCACGCAAAACGCAACAGGTTGATTCTCTTTCAACGCCAACCACAGATATGCGCGACGCTCTTTGATTTCGCAGTACACATCCTCTGGCATCCATGCAACCGGACTAGACTGCGCCACTTCCTCCAGCTTAGGACGCATCCACGCCCAAACCTGCCCAATCTGTTCTGGTTGAACCAATGCTTTAACCCAAGACGACATATCGATATACCTTGTTCGCTGTGTTATTGGAGAAATGGTTGACCGTACATTGACCATTCGTTTGATTGGAGGCCCAAACATCCGATGTAGACGATTCGTCCACCTTATTGACCGTGACAATGACAGACGGTGTACTAGGACGATCAGGACTTGTTTGCGTTGCAATATGCTCGATGATTACCGAGGTGGAAGTGGTCGCCCACATCAGTTCAATGTAATCGTTAGCAGCGAGATCGATGTAAAAGTTAAGCGCAGCAATCAAGTGTCCTTTGATACTGCCATGTTTAGACTGAACGCTGAACTTACTATTGCTTCCAGCTACGTTTGTTCCGTTCTTGCGAAACCATACATCAACGTCCTGAATCTGAGCATCATCGTTCGCAAACTGAATGCTGAACTGGATGTTATACGTCCCGCTCGATCTAACATTGATACGGCTGCTGTTTGACAGGTAAACCCCATTGGAATAATCCGTGGTGTCAAACGTGATCGCATATGCCGTTGTCGTGCTGGCTGCACTCTGATCTGTCGTGTCTTGAAACGCACCGAACGGAATCTCATCGCCACTTGCAGCAGCGTTAGCAGGCGCAAACAGAATCAGCGATTCTTCCGAGATGCGCTCATCGTAAAGAGTCGTGCTAGTTACATTCCCCGTTGCAAGCGTAAGGTTGCCGACAGAGTTGATCTTGCCATCGAGAATGCGGTTGACGATCTCCGCAACATCCCTGGGTGTCCCGCCCTGCTGTGGAAGTCTGCGAAACATCAGCGACTCCCAGTAGGCGCAATATCAATCTCAACACCGATAGCCTTCGTCCATGAGCCCGTAGGCGTCACAGAAACACGGTGGAATCGACCGTTAGACCGCAGAGACACTCTGTTCTCACTTGAGGCTGCTACCGGAGACGAAAAGGTGATGTTGCCATCCAGCCTCTGTCTACTGGATACCGACACATTAGCCGACCCATTGTCGATCAACGGACGAGCCAGCTTCAACAGAGAATTAGCACCAGCATCAATATCGCCGGTCGTTAATACGGCAGTCGAGTTCAACCCTGAGAACGTAACAACACGCTGATCCCGAACGCCACCAAGCACCAACAGACCACCAGCCCAAAGGCGAGAGTCAAGCGACGCTGGCAACGTATCAATCGAAGCCGAGTAGTTGTCCAGGTTCTCAACCGTTGTAGGCTGCGTTGCAAGAGACGAAACATAATCCGAGTCAACCTCTGCATAACTCCATTTATCCACCGCCCAGTTGTAAATTAGCAAGTAAGTGTTTGCAAACGTATTTGTGAATCCCCAGATCACCAGCTTGTTGATCGGGTCAATGGCTGACGATATGTTTTGCAACAGGGACGGGTTGATGTTGTCATCAAACCACCTATCCACACGCTCATTGCCTATAGGCTTAACTGTCTGGCCATCACAAACGTAGAATCCATCATCCGATAAAAAATAGGTAAAGCCGCCAGACTGCACAACGCTACCAGAGCTGAGACACCCAAGCTGACGAGTAATATTGTCAAACTGAAAATACAACGGCGCACCGACATACGTCATCCGATAAATAGACCGCTCTAACAATACAATCCCAAACTCGCCGCCGGTAATACCTTTGATATCCCCGCCGTCAGGAATGATCTGCGTATCACTTTGTGATCCCGTCCCAGGCGTCCAATTAGTTTCGTCGTTGATATCAGACCAAAACACTTTAGACGGGTCAGCAGTCGTCCCAGCGGCCACAACAAAGTCGCGCACAATCGTGACATACCGAGAAGCAGGTGCCGCCGCAGCGAGGTCAGCAAACAACGTAGACGACCCCAGCGTGAACGCTTGTAGCTTCTCCTGGCCGTTAGCCATGATGAGAACGCCGCCAAAGATCGCATAATCCCAGTATTCCGACAGCGTATACCCACCGGATTTAGACACATTATCCAACCCGGCGTCGTTAACGTCGAACTTGTACAGGTTGTTGATACCCGCCGCAAATAGATACTGCTGCCCAGCCCACTTAGCAGGGATAGCATTTAACAGTTGCTCGCCAGCATCCGTAGACAAGTCAGCAGCCTGCGGCAACGGTATATACCCGACAGCAGTAGGTATGACGTTCTTAGCATCAATCAGGTTGGATTCCAACCCAGACCGATCCGGCGTCCACTGATCAAACAGGACTTTCATCGTGACAGCACCGACATGACCAACGGAGATGCAGAGTATTCCGCCCTGTCATCAGATTCCGACAGATTCTTTACCCCGCGGTCGTACAACTGTGACCATAGCGCAATCCGAGCATCGTTCATAAGATACGGCTCAGCCTCTGCAAGACTGGCATATAGCAACAGATCCGGGCAGTTAGCCATGAAAGCGTTGCTCGTGTTGGCATCGCTCAGGAACGCAGGAGCTGCAAAATACAGCAGCGGCATCGTGTAGGCGGTGTCAGGCGTAGGCCCAAACTTGATCGTGCTTGCCAGGATCGTGTAATAAAGCGGACGACCAGACTCGTAGGTATATCCATCTCTCTCTAGAGTAGATGGCGTCATGTACGTCATGGAATACGTCGGGTTCCCATCGACGTATAAGTTCTTCAGCTCTAGGAAGTCGCTCGGTAGATTAACCGTTGCCGTACCACCAACCGTCGTGAGATTGGTGGATGTCAACATCTGGCGGATACGCAGTTCTCTGCGTAGGCGAATCTCTGCAAGCGAAATGAAGTCAGGGATCTGACTGGTCAGGTCACTTCTTGCGAGATAGTTTGCGACGCTTGTCTTTAGGTCGCTGTACGTTGCTAGTGCCATATTTTACGTCATCCCATCCAAATGTCCGCGCCCCAGTGTGTCCGATCATCATGGACAGATCGTGGTCAACAAACACGGGAATGTCGTTTTCCATGCACCGCACGCAAAACGTGACGTCTTCCCCGATCACATTACCAAAGTCCGTCCAGATGATGTCGTGCCACGGACGAGGCAATGTATCGAAAACCGCTCTGCGAACAAGTGTAACACCAAATCCCACAGCCGTCACTTGTTCTATGCCCGTTTTCCCTCTTGACTCTACCTTGTGCCAAACCTGTTTTGGCTCGGGTTTACCGTCAAGCATTTCTCTAGTAATCTCAAGGTTCAACGCAGTCGGCAATATCGGCTCTCTGCGAGTGGTAGCATTTACCCCAATTACAGGTACATCCCTAGCTAACAGAACTTCCAACGTGTTCGCCGGGAACCTCATATCGCTGTCAATCCACAAGACAGCCTCACATCCCATCTGCATCGCCTCAGACGCCAACTTCTCCCGCTGAGTAAATATCAGCGTCCCAGGCATTTGCATCAACTGAAGATCAATTACACCTCGTTTAGCCTCGTATTCAACCAGTCTGCAAAGGTCAAAACAGAAAGACGACATGACCTCATCACGACACGGAACACAGATGGCTATTTTCATATTTTCCCTGGGTGAGTCCTGAAGAATCGGTTATCAGGATGGTTTAGAAACGCTCGGAATGCTTTGTCATCCTTGACGCTAAACCCCTGCATGATGCCCTTGCGGTTTAGATCGTCAATAACTGTAAGCGGAAGGCTGGCAACCTTGGTGACGACAGGCTCGAATTTGCCATCAGAAGCGTTGTATTCGCGCTTATTGGCTTCCAGGATTGCCGAGACATCCTGTTTGGTTTCCAGCACGATACCGTCATCAGTCGCATGCGCAACTGTGTATCGGCCTTGGTCTACAGAGAACAGTGTTTTCATGTAAGCAGGGGAGAGGTTTCCCCCTCCCCTTCACCCATTACAGCGCGGGATTTAGGTCAGCAACGATGCCATGCGCGGCCTCGTTACGCATCTCCAGCGTGAACTCAGCAAGAAGCTGGGTTTTCTCGCTGTCGCCCGTTTTGGCCAGATCGTTAGTCTGGAACGGACGCAGATACGCAAGCGCAGCATACTCAGGATCGAGCAGCAGAGCGTCACGGGTACGCATGAAGCGATCCGGAACGATGCTAAGCGTACCAAAGTCACCCATGTAAACATCAGCGGCACCAATAATCGTGGTGGGCTGATCTCCGGGCGCCATATAACGCTGAGCAGCAATACCAGCAAACGCCGAGGCTTTCTGCTTGAGACCGGAGTTTACGACCAGCATCGTGGGATTACCACCAGCGTCGTACACCAGCTTGATAACGTCTTTCAGCAGAGTCTCGGTGAAAGTGCGGGTAGCGCCGTCCGAACGAGTCGAAACGCCAATGGTCGTCGGGTCAGTACCAGAGGTGCCTTTCGACGTATTGGTTTTCAGCCAGGACAGAATCGCGCCAAGTTTACGAGCAGTCGTGGACGAACCAGCAGTTTGGCCTTGGTTGGCCGTGATGATGGTTTCCATGTCCCGCTTAAGCTCACTAGCCGCTTTCGACAAATTATAAGCCTTCTCAGACTTACGGCCTGCCTTGTTCACGGCCTCCAGCGTTCCTGAGACCTGAATTGTCTTCTGCACGATTTGTGAATAATTCCCCAACCGAGTGGTCGGGCTAATCGTTGCGCTAACGGCGTCGTCGCCTTCAACAGCAGCGTTGGCAACGGTTGCGGCGGCAAGCGAATCGCTTTGCCATTCATGGAACACGGCGGTCGCTTTGGTGCGAGCCAGCGTGGACATAATAGGAACCTCGGTGGGGCTAATGTCATAGATGACATCGATGAGGTCCTCGCGTTGGCCAATGGCCGTATGTGCGGTAAAGGTAGGCATGATAATTCCTATAGAAAGCGTTCAAAAAGATTCGCGGCGTCCCTGGCTTTGCCGGTCTTCCGCAGTTTGTTTCTGTCCGACTTGTACGCATCCGATTCTGGATTGGCGGTCTTGCTCGATCCGGGCTTCATAACAGTAGGCGCAGCAGTAACCTTTTTAGTCACCTCTGCCTTACCGTTAACCAGCTTGTCGTATTGAGCTGCCTTCCACAATGCCAGAACTGCGCGGCTGTCGTAAATGCCTGCAAGCTCTTGATCGCTGAATCCCAATGCCTTGGCGTAATTGCGAATATCGCCTCTTACACTGTCGGCCTTTTGCGGGTCTGCAAACTCGGGAATGTGCTGTGCAATCTTCTGCGCTTCTTGAGCCAGATGAGCCTGCAATCGCTGCGAATGCTCCGCTTGTTGCGCTTGTGCAATGCGTTGCTGTTCTGCTTGAATTGCTGCCAACTGCTCCTTGCGCTGAACCTGCTCAGCCATTGCGACTGCATAACCGATGGGGTCAGTTTCTTTCAGAGCTTCAATGTTTTGCGGTTTGTTCTGCTCGGCTATGACTTTCTGAATAAGCTCTAGCCGTTGGGCATACTGATCCCGCAGTTGTTTTGCTTGCTCGACCGCGGCTTTCTCGGCCTCTACAGCCTTCCGTTGTTCTGCAAGCGCCTGGGTTTTTTGCGTGTAATCTGTGCCGAGCTGATAAGACTTAATGAGATCGTCTAAGGTAACTTCGCGTTCCTCACCTGCGGCTTTCACCCGGTAGCGCGGCGTTTCCTCGACTTGCTCAGTCTCTTGCTCAACCTGCG